AGTTGATAGAACGGTTTTTCGTGCTCTACAAACTTAATTTCAAAAAGTCTGTCGCCAAGGGGAAAATATATTAGGTCTCCCTCTTTTGGACGAGTTGCCAACTCAATGTTTGGTAAATTCCTTGTTAGTGGTGTAATATATGTTTCAAAACGCTCTTTAGATATAATGAGTTTGAGTTCATTAGTTGCTTGAACTCCAAACTTTGATAAGAGAACGCTATTTTCACCGTATCCCTCAAAGTTGTCAACATATGCTTCAATAGGATATGAGTTGTTAAACTCAGACTGAATAACTTCTCTTATTACTTTGTTTTTTGTGATATATTGTCTAGGAAGATAATAAACCTCAACACCATACATCCTCAACTGTTCGTTGATTAAGTCTTGAACCAGACTTTGTTCTCCAGGAGAACCTTGTTGAAAGAAGGGGTTAAGTACCATTATCCGATCATGTCAAGGGGAGGAAGTTCATATGTGTTGGACATTTTTTCCATGATCTTATCCAGATCATTCTGTCCATCTTCATATATTTGTCTACCATTTAGTTCTACACCTCCAGGTAGTTTCACACCTTGAAACTTCATCAAGTTTTGACCCCACTGACGCTTGATTAATGCTGTCAAATATAGTTTCAAGAATGAGTCATTGTAAACTCTTGAATAGTCATTAGGATCTATGGTTCTATAGCACTCAATGATGAGATAGTCGCCAACACTCACTTCTGACCAGTCGATGTCCAGATATAACCTATCTTGTCTTTGGTTAAACCTTATTTGTTTGTGGGTGTTCAACAAAAAGTCTAAGTCTTCAAGATATGTCTTCGTCATTGCATATGACAACAACTCAATGTTGCCAAAGAAATACACATCATTCAAGAACAACTGATATTTAACACCAAACATGTTGTTGGTGATATTGTTTCCACCATCAAATTGGAATATTCTCTCTATCCCAATAACTGCTGGAGGAACTTGTATAAAGTTACTATTTTCTTTGTAGGAAAATGTTGTGGTGGCACCATCAATAGTGGCAGATGCTGTGGTAGTTACAATACCTGCTTGAGTAACAGCACTATTTGGACTTCTGCCTCTGTTTATATCGTCTTGAGTAACCTGGTATTTTAAAAATACTTTACCTACACCATCAAAGTGTCTTTCATGGAAATATTGAATAGCATCATCCACTAAGTCCTCAACTTGCTCATCGGCAACATTAACTTCAAGGACAGGAGCGCCTAACTTTCTTTTGCAGTAGTCTACTAACTCCGCTCTAGTGGATGGTTGCATCTATCTACACTTTCTAAGTATTTATGGTGCTGTGGCAATACCAGCAGTCACTAGAACATTACCGTTTATAATGTTATATATCGTATTTCCAGAACTAACCAGAACATCATAAACATATCTGCCAGGTTTTAGGTTTCTAGTCTCCGTAGAACCCATTGATAGAGTCATGACTCCACCAGCAGCACTGGTGAAACCAACTGTAAATGTCTCTGTAACACCTAAAGTAGCACCTACTGCAACACTTTTAGACATTGCTGCAGTTCCGGTCCAAGTAACACCTAAACCTGCTGTAGAACCCGCACCAGTGTTGAAACGAAACGCACTTTGGTCAGGGTTAATAATGGTAAAAGTATCGCTAAATGATGCTCCGCCGTAAATGTTTAAATTTACAGCGTAAGGAACAGCAGATGCTACGTCGTATGTTACGTTCTGGTTAGCCATTAGGGGTTTATAGGTATTACAGATAAAGTCTCTTGTTGCTTATAATAAAGTTTTACAAAGGACTTTGCGATGTTTCTCAAAGTGTCCCTATCATCACAACTATCTATCTCAGATGCCAACTTTGTGTATTCAAAACTCTTTGTCAAATTATTGAGTTCTATACTATCTGGGTCCATTTAGAGCCTCCTTGAGTAAAGTTTTTAACTCATACAGTTCGTTTTGAATATTAGCAAGATCTTGCTCAACGTTCTGTATCCTAATACTCTCTTCATCTTTGATACTTTTATTCATTATGTAAGATGAATATCCTGAGGAATCAGTGTTAATGATAGCACCAGTTTCACTATCCCTCAGGAGGTTATTATGTCCCTCTACTTTTTGTTTCATTATGCAAGTGCTATCACTCTGAGGTTTCTGATCTGAGGCACGTATGCCTGGTTTGTTGAAGTCATAAGCAGTTTGATGCGATAAGACTTAAAAGAAGGTAGTTCATCGATAGTGAATGTATGCTCCTTGAAGTCAGGTTCCTCGTGTTCCAGAGAGGTGGAAGCAGGAACACTGACATCAGGAAGACCGTCGCTGTTTGCAACATCAATGATTTGTCCTCTTTCATTCAAGTTGTTGAAACCAGGGAATGCTTCGTAAATGGGGTTAAAGTTTTGATGGTCAGAGATGGCGAAGAAACCTCTGATGTCAGCATCTCTGTTCTTATAAACATCAACGATAACCTTGATAGAAGTAGCAGGGTTCTCAAGTGCGATCTCTTTAGAGAGATACTGGAACGCTGTTGGGTCTTCATCAATAGTCTTAACTCTATTATCTGTGACATAGTTGGAGACAACACTGTCAACTCTATTAGAAGTTAAGATGGTTCCCATTCTCTGAGTATCAACAACAGGTGATACTCTAGAGTCAGTTGTGCCCATGTTAAGTCTCATGGTCATGGACTTATTACCAGGAAGTGTGGTAAGTTTTGCATCTTCATTGACTTTAGATGCGATAAGTCTAGGAGTAGAGAAATAGTTAGACTGAGTGAGAGAGACAGACTCAAACCCTTGGTCGATGTAAGGAATCTCACTGCCACTGATGCTAGAGGAACTTACAGTTCTTACTTCGGCATCAATGTTTGTTCCTCTTACAGTCATGTGCTGTATTTGAGGTGTCAAGATTTCAAACGGGATGTTTTGAGTTGCCTTGGCGTTGAAACCACCAACAGACTTAGTAGCACCAGCATAAAGGATGGGGAAACTTTCGCCTGTAGAGCGTCCAACACCACTTGAACCCATGTCAAGTTTTACCTTATAGGTGTCAAATGTTCTTGGAGACGCTGCGGTTACATTATTAAGGTTGTGAGTCTTATTGATTCTTCTCAGAGAAACACTTCCAAGTTCATACTTGAAGACTTGAGTTCCTGCCAGATAATTCTTAGCAGTGGTGCCATCAATACCTCTTTCTGTGATATTGATAGATGTTCCAGAAGCAGACTCGTAAGATACGATCTCATCACCAATCTTCATGTATCCAAGGTTTGTTGTGCCAACACCAACATTCTCAAATGTGTCAAAACCAGTTGTGGCATCAACAGTAACTGTAGATGTGGTAGAAGAATTCAATGCTTCAGAAAGTCTGATGGGGAGAATATCGGACTGCACATCGGAAATAGTGACTCTATTGTCACTGAAGTACATTCCGTGGTTCTTATGGTTGACCGTGAAGTGAATACCATCACTTACTATACTATTAACCCCGTCGATAAGTACACCACCACCTTGAGCAGCGTTAAGGTCGGTAGTAAGTCCAGCGTTATTTCTGAACTGAACCGTGTTTCCTGCGCCCGTAACAAAATCTCCTTGTACGTTATCAAGGAGTATTTCATTTGTGTTCGCAATTGACACAAGAGAGAGTCTGAGGTTTCTTCCAAGGTTGTTGTTTCCTATGGTTGATACGCCTAATACGTCACCGACGACATAACCTTGTCCACCACTCGCTGCCACATATTCAGAGATAGTAGCACCTACGGCAACTCCATTATCAATGGTAATATCTGCTTTTGCATTTCTACCACTGCTGGTGACATTGACAAGTTCGACACCTGTATACTCAAGATATCCAGAAGAAGGTGTGAAACCAATACCAGCGTTGATGATGTTAAGTGTTCCAGTGGCAATACCTGCTTTTGCGATGAAGTCACCAGAGGCATTACTGCCGTGCTGAATGATTGTATTACCAAACGTGAGGTCAGTATCCTGAAGTGTAGAACCAATACCAATACGAACCGATCTGGATGAAAGGTTGATGGGGTTAGGAAGAAGTTTAGCAACTTGTCCATTACCCTGACTGAGTTGAGGGTTGTAGACCTCAAGGGTTCCACTTTCAACGAAGTCTGCTCTGTAAAGAGTAAACTTCAGGTCTTCCCACTGACTAGGTTCCCAAACAGAACCATTCTGGGACTTGTAGAGAGAACCAAGGTAAGGTTGGTTAG